ATTTTATGCAAGGTATCCCAGATACTATTTCACTTCATAGAAAAAAGAATACAAATACACTTTACACTATAAATGCTTTGAATGATTTAATTCGTGAATTAAACGGAGGTAAATTAGATAAAACATTTCCTATAGATTGGGAAAATTATAAGAACTCTTTATTACTTACAAATGAAGATGGTCTTAATAAAATACCAACAAGAATTTACACTATAGTAGATGTAACAACTTGGGAGAAAGGGAAAAAATAAATTGTATTTTGAAATGATTCATTATACTTATTTATGAATCAAGGTTATTCTTGATTAACAATTACAAATTAACAAATTAACTAATGGAGAATGAAAATGGATTTAAACGCAATCAAAAATCGTCTTAGTCAACTTCAGACTACAAACACACGAACATCAAATCTTTGGAAACCACAACCAGGTACACAAGTACTTAGGATTGTCCCTTATAAATTTAATGCGGACAACCCTTTTATTGAATTGTACTTTCACTATGATTTAGGTGGTAAGAATTATCTTTCACCAATCTCATTTGGTCGTCCAGACCCAATTGAAGAGTTTGCACAAAAACTCAAATCAACTGGTTCAAAAGATGACTATCGTCTTGGTAAAAAGATTGAAGCAAAAATGAGAACTTTTGCTCCAGTCGTAGTACGTGGTGAAGAAAATCAAGGTGTTAAGTTTTGGGGATTCGGAAAGACAGTTTATCAAGAACTACTTTCAATTATAGCAGACCCTGACTATGGTGATATCACAGACGCAGTAAGTGGTCGTGATGTTGCTGTAGAGTTTAAAACTGCTGAAGAGACTGGGAAGAATTTTCCTTCAACGTCAATTAGGGTAAAACCTAATCAAACTCCAATTACAGAAGATGCGGCTATGTTGGATTCAATTAACGAATCACAAAAGAATATTACTGAAATCTATCAGGAACTTTCTTATGATGATTTAACTCAGGCACTAAATGAATATCTTAACGGTAGTTCTACTGAAAAAACAGAAGAAGAAACTACTGAAAAAGAAAAACCAGTAGTAGCAAATACTAATAGTGCATCAGACACAACAGCAGCATTTGACGACTTGTTTAATAACTAAAAAACAATGTAGTGGGTGGCAGTCTACAGATTGAAGACCAGAGTTGGCTGTTATTGTACGCCTAACCACCCATTTTCACTAACACTTTAATTGGAGATAATTTATGTCAACAAGAGATGAATTAGCAGGTGTCTTAGCAGACACTATAAATAAACAATTCAAGGATATGAAAGTTGCATATTTCTTGGATGGTACAGACACAACACCAACAGACATAAAAGATTTTGTATCTACAGGTTCGACTATGTTAGACTTAGCAATATCAAATAAACCAAACGGTGGTATTGCAGTTGGTCGTATTACAGAACTTAATGGATTAGAATCAAGTGGTAAATCTTTACTCGGTGCACATATGTTAGCCGAAACTCAAAAGAAAGGTGGAGTTGCTGTTTACATAGATACAGAGACTGCAGTTAGTACAGAGTTTCTTAGTTCTATTGGAGTAGATGTAGATAATATGTTGTACTTACACTTAGAAACAGTAGAAGATATATTTTCAGCTGTTGAAGAGATTGTTGCAAAAGTTCGTGAATCAGATAAAGATAGATTAGTAACTATTCTTGTTGATTCACTAGCAGCTGCTACAACTAAAGTAGAGTTAGAGGCTGAGTTTGATAAAGATGGTTGGGCTACATCAAAAGCAATCATTCTATCAAAAGCAATGAGAAAGATTACTCAAATGATTGGTAGACAAAAGATAGCTCTTGTGTTCACTAATCAACTCAGACAAAAACTTGGTGTTATGTTTGGAGACCCTTGGACAACTTCAGGTGGTAAAGCATTACCATTTCACGCATCAACACGTATCAGATTAAAAAATCTTGGTCAAATTAAAGATAAAAAGAATAACAATATTGGTATGAAAATGAGAGCTCAAGTTATTAAGAATAGACTTGGACCTCCAATGAGACATGCTGATTTTGAACTTTATTTTGAAACAGGTATTGATGATGATGGTAGTTGGTTAAAAGTTATGAAAGAACATAACTTAGTGAAACAAGGTGGTGCATGGTACACAATGAATAATCACAAAGGTAAAGAACTAAAGTTTCAATCTAAAGATTGGAGTGAACAACTAAAAGATAAAAAGTTCAAAGAACACTGCTACAATTTAATCTGCGATAAAGTGATTCTAAAATATGAAAAGAATTTCGGTATTGATGATGTAGTTGTAGAAGAGGAAGCTAGTGAGTAATAAAAAATATCTTTCAATTTTTGATGAAATCAAAAAGAAGGGTGGCTCATTAGATGACGGTGAACCTAATGATAAGGTACTTATAATAGATGGCCTAAATACTTTTATTAGAGTGTTTAGCGTTATACCAACTACTAACGATGATGGTATTCACGTTGGTGGAATAGTTGGTTTTCTAAGAAGTATTGGTTACACTATAAATATGTTTAGACCTACCCGAGTTATCATAGTATTTGATGGCAAAGGTGGGTCTAAACACCGTCGCAAACTCTATCCTGAATATAAGGCAAAGAGAAAAACAAAATACAGAGTAAATCGTGCATATGATTTTGCTTCACCTGAAGATGAGAAACAGAATATGATTATGCAATTACAACGTATTGTTGAGTACTTAGATAATCTTCCTGTAACTGTAATGTCGTATGATAATATTGAGGCAGATGATACTATTGGTTATCTATGTAGACAAGTTCTTACTGAATCTCAAATTACAATTATGTCTACTGATAAAGATTTTCTTCAATTGGCAAATGGTAGAATAAAAATATGGAGTCCAACTAAAAAGAAAGTCTATGATGAACAAGCTGTACTTGATGAATATGGTATTTCATCTCACAACTATATTTGGTACAGAGTATTAGATGGAGACAAGTCAGATAATATCCAAGGAGTACGAGGTCTAGGATTAAAAACTATACAAAAAAAGTTGCCGTTTTTGAAAGAAAACAAGATAGTTAATATAGACGAAGTTATTACAGAATTACCAGAATCAAAAGATGTTATAGAATTGAATTATAAATTAATGCAGTTATCAGACGTACATATATCAGCTTCAACAAAAACAAAAATAATTGACAGAGTGAATGAACCAATTAATAGGTTAATAAAGTTTCAATTTGAAAAAATGTTTTTAGAAGATAAGTTATTTACAGCACTTCCAAATCTCAATAGTTGGTTACTTACAAATTTTAATCAGTTAAATCATTATGCAGAGAAAACAAATGAGTGAAACTTTAACACAATTTGGAACATCATTTCAATCTAAAATTATAGCTTCTTTATTAAGTGATATAAAGTTTATTCAAACTATTAGTGATATATTAAATCCAAAAATGTTTGATTCAGACTCAAATAAATGGTTAGTTAAAAGTGTGGTAGATTATTATTATGAATATAAAAAACAACCAACACTTGAAGTTATAAAATATAAGATAGATGAAATAGATAATGATGTTTTGAAATCTGGTGTAGTAGATAAGTTAAGAGAAGTTTGGAAAAACATTGAAGCTACTGATTTAGAATTTGTACAAGAACAAACATTAGACTTCTGTAAAAATCAAACATTAAAAAATGCTATTTTAAGTTCAGTTGATTTATTAGAAAATAAAGATTATGATGGTATAAAATCTATTATTGATGAGGCAATGAAAGCTGGAACTACACGAGATTTAGGTCACGATTACATCACTTCATTAGAATCAAGACTTGAAGAGTCTGCAAGAGTAACAGTTAAAACACCATGGGATGTTATAAATGAGATAATGGATGGTGGATTAGGAGCAGGTGAACTTGGTGTGATTGTAGCACCAGCAGGTATTGGTAAATCTTGGACACTACAAGCAATAGGTGCAAGTACGATTAAAGAAAATAAAACTGTAGTTCATTATACATTAGAGTTAAATGAAAACTATGTTGGATTAAGATATGATTCTATTTTTAGTGGTGTCACTACAGCAAATATAAAATATTATAAAGATGAAGTAACAAATAAAATATCAAAGTTACCTGGTAAATTATTAATTAAATACTTTCCAACAAAGGCAGCATCGGTTCAAACGTTAGCTTCTCATTTAAAACAAATAGAGATAAGTGGAGTGAACATAGATATGGTAGTTGTTGATTATGCTGATATATTGATGCCAACAGGAAACTTTAAAGAAAAGAGACATGCAATAGGAAATATTTATGAAGATTTAAGGGGATTAGCTGGTGAGTTAGAAGTTCCAATATGGACAGCATCACAAGCAAACCGTTCAGCTCTCGAAGAAGATGTGATTGGAGCTGATAAAGTTGCTGAAGATTATTCAAAGGTAATGACAGCAGACTTTGTAATGAGCATGTCGAGAAAAGTAGAAGATAAGATAGCAAACACAGGTAGATTTCACGTGATTAAAAATAGATTTGGAATCGATGGTGTTACTTATCCTTCAACAATAAACACAAATATCGGACAAGTTCAGATATTTGAAGGTAGTAGTCAGTTTGGTAAAGAGGCACAAGGTAAGATGAATAATAGTGAAGAGTTTATTAGAAAAGAGTTAGCAAACAAATATAAAGATATGGAAAAAAATGTTGATGGATTTGAATAAATCTTAAATTAAGTTTTATATATATTATATTTATGTTTGTTACGGGAATAAGATTACAAAGGAGTTTAGTTAATGGAAAAATTTAAGTTATCCGAAAAGTTTATAGACAAGTACAAAAGAAAAAGACCACCTTTTGGTTTTAATGGATTAGGGGAATTAGTTTATATGAGAACGTATTCTCGTATTAAAGAAGATGGTAAAAATGAGAGATGGTGGGAAACAGTTCAACGAGTCGTAGAGGGTACTTACTCTATGCAAAAAAATCACATTGAATCACATCAATTAGGTTGGAATCCTTGGCAAGGTCAAAAGTCAGCTCAAGAAATGTATGAACGAATTTTTAATATGAAATTCTTACCACCTGGTCGTGGTCTATGGGCTATGGGAACACCAATCACAGAAGAAAAAGGTTTATACGCAGCACTAAACAATTGTGCATTCGTATCTACAAAAACACTAAAAGAAGATTATGCTAAACCATTTTGTTTTTTGATGGATGCATCTATGTTAGGTGTTGGAGTTGGATTTGATACTAAAGGAGCGGGGGAAATAGTTGTAAAAGGTATTAATAGAGATAGAAACGAAGAGATTTTTATGATACCTGATACTCGTGAAGGTTGGGTAGAATCACTTAAATTATTATTAGAAAGTTATTTTCACGGTACGGCACACGTTGAGTTTGATTATAATCAGATTAGACCAGCAGGAGTACCAATCAAAGGATTTGGTGGTGTTTCAAGTGGTCCTGAACCATTGAAAGAAGTTCACGAAGATATCAGAAAAGTATTAGAAGAAAATGAAGGTAACCCAATCACAATCACAACCATCGTAGATATTATGAATCTAATTGGTAAGTGTGTTGTGGCAGGTAATGTTAGAAGAACTGCAGAGATTGTTTTTGGTGACCCTGATTCAGAAGAATACTTAGATTTAAAAAATTATAAAGTTAATCCACACCGTGACCAATATGGTTGGACATCAAACAATTCAGTATTTGCTGAACTTGGTATGGACTATACAGATATTTGTAAAAGAATTGAAGACAATGGTGAACCAGGTTTAGCTTGGTTAGAAAATATGAGACACTACTCAAGAATGAAAAATGGTGGTGATAATAAAGACCATAGAGTAGCTGGTGGTAACCCTTGTCTTGAACAATCACTTGAATCATACGAGTTATGTTGTTTAGTAGAAACATTTCCAAACAATCACGACTCATTAGAGGATTATCAGAGAACACTTAAATATGCTTATTTGTACGCCAAGACTGTAACGTTAGGTAGAACACATTGGTCAGATACTAATAGAGTTATGTTGAGGAATCGTAGAATAGGTTGTAGTGTAAGTGGTGTTGCTCAGTTCATAACAAACCGTGGGTTAGATGAGTTACAAAATTGGTTAGAAAATGGATATGATACAATACAAGATTGGGATAAACAATATAGTGATTGGTTTGCTGTACCAAAATCAATAAAAACAACTTCAGTAAAACCAAGTGGTACAGTTTCATTATTAGCTGGTGCTACTCCAGGTTTACATTATCCTGAAAGTAGATTTTATATTAGAAGAGTAAGACTTTCAAATCATTCAGAACTATTAGAACCATTGAAAAAGGCAGGTTATAAAATAGAACCAGCGTTTGGTTCAGAAGATTCAACAATGGTAGTAGAGGTGCCTGTAGATGTAGGAGAGGGTATAAGAACTGCAGCTGAACTATCTATATGGGAACAATTTAGTTTAGCTGCTTTTCTTCAAAGACATTGGGCAGACAATCAAGTCAGTTGTACTGCAACATTTAATCCTGAAACAGAAGCTGAGCAGTTACCATATGTATTGAATTACTTTCAGTATAGATTAAAAGGTATCTCATTATTACCACGTCACGACTATGGTGCATATAAACAAATGCCATACGAATCAATTAATGAAAAAGAATATAATAAACAGGTTAAGAAACTCGGTAAACTTTCATTTGGTGTTATTAAAAACGAAGAAGCAGAAATAGATAAGTTTTGTAATAATGATTCTTGTGAAATTCCTGGAGAAAAAATAAAAAGTACTTGACCTATATGCGATTTTATTCGTATATTCAGACATAATAAATTGGGAAATTATATAAAAGTTGTATCAAAACATTTATTACGATAGAAAAACAAATACGATGCATGTTTGGGACGATAAATTCGGTCATCAAACATTTCGTTATAAGAAATATGCTTATGTAAAAAACAGAACTGGTACATATACATCTTTATATGGTGACAAACTAAAAAGAGTTTCAGATTGGGACCCAGAACAACCAGAGTTATTTGAATCAGACGTGAACCCAGAGATACGTGTATTAGTTGATAATTATACAGATTCAGATGAAGTATCAGAAGGTCATCGTACAATGATATTTGATATCGAGGTAGAAGTTACAGATGGATTTCCAGATACTTCTCGTGCTTCGAATAAGATAACTGCAATAGGTTTTAATGATTGTATACTAAACAAATATTTTTGTTATGTACTTGATGAAGAAGGTAAATTAGATAGTAAGTTTGATGATGATGTTATAGTAGAATCATTTACAGATGAATATGATTTATTAAATCAATTCTTTATAAAATACAGAGAAATACAACCAACTATATTAACTGGTTGGAACATAGAATTTTTTGATGTTACATATCTTTATAATAGAGCTGTTCAAGTTGTTGGTAAAGATGTTGCAAACTTACTATCACCAGTAGGTATAGTTCAATGGAGTGAGTTCATTAAGAAATATAAGATAGCTGGTGTTAGTGTATTAGATTATCTTGGTTTATATAAAAGATTTACATTTAGTGAACAACCTTCATACAGATTAGATGCAATAGGTGAGTATGAAGTGGGTGAAAAGAAAGTAGCATATGACGGTACTCTAAATGATTTATATGAAAATGATTTAGAGAAATTTATTGAATATAATATTCAAGACGTTAGACTAATTCAAAAACTTGATGATAAATTAGATTTTATTGGTATTGCACGAGGTCTAGCACATCTCGGTCACGTGCCTTATGAAAACGTATTTATGTCATCACGATATTTAGAAGGTGCTATTTTAGTTTATTTAAAAAAGAATAATATTGTTGCACCCAACAAACCTAAGAAGTTTGACCGTTCTAAATTAGAGAAATTTGTAGGTGCTTATGTTCAAGAACCACAACGTGGTAAACACGAATGGGTATACGATTTAGATATTACAAGTATGTATCCTTCTTGTATTATGTCATTAAACATATCACCAGAAACTAAGTTAGGTAAAATAGAAGGTTGGAATCCAGAAGAATTTTTACAAAAAGATAATAAAAAAACGTATTCAATAACACATAATTCAAAAGTATTAGGTAGATATACTGAATCTGAATTAAAAAATATGTTAGATAATGAAAAAGTTGGTGTTGCAACAAACGGTGTAATGTATCGTTCAGACAAAACTGGATTACTTCCAGCTTTATTAAGAAAATGGTTTGATGAGAGAGTTGAATATCGTAAGTTATCTAAAAAGTTTCACGAAGAAGGAAATAAAGAACAATCAGATTATTTTGACAGACGACAATATCTACAAAAAGTATTATTAAATAGTTTATATGGTGTACTTGGACTTCCCGTGTTTAGGTTCTATGATTTAGATAATGCAGAAGCTGTAACTTATAGTGGTCAGTCTTTGATTAAGTTTACAAAAAAGATATCTAACGCATACTATAATAAAGAACTCGGTGATACTAAAGACTATTGTATTTATATTGATACTGATTCAGTTTTTTATTCTGCAACACCTCTCGTGAAGAAAAGATTTCCAGAGTTAGATATAAAAAACGAAGATAAAATGTCAAAGGCTATTCTTGAGATTGCAAGTGAGGTACAATCATATTTAAATCAAGGTTATGATTATTTTGCAAAGAAGTTTTGTAATTTAGATAAACATCGTTTTGATATTAAACAAGAGGTTATTGCAAAAGGTGGTTTGTTTGTTACTAAGAAAAGATATGGTCTAAAAATTATTAATGACAACGGTAAGAAAGTTAACAAGATGATGGTCAAAGGTTTAGATACAGTTCGTAGTAGTTTTCCAACAGCAATGAGAACTATGTTATCTAAATTATTAGAAGATATTTTGATGGATGTACCTAAACAAGAATTAGATAAATTTATTATTAATTTTAAAAACAGTATGAAACTTATGGAGTTTGATAAAATAGCAATACCAACAAGTGTAAAAAATATTAGTAAGTATTATAATAAAGATGGTCAAATGTTTAATTCTTATAAAACTGGTACACCAGTACACGTTAAGAGTTCAATATTTTACAACGAGTTTTTAAAGTATAAAAATATATCAAATAGATATAACCCTATATCAAATGGTGAGAAAATAAAATGGGTATATCTAAAACAAAATCCATTAGGTTTAAATACAATGGCTTATAAAGGTCACGAAGACCCTATTGAATTATTAAATTTTATTCGACAATATATAAATCACGATAAATTATATAAACAAGCTTTACACAAAAAGATTATGATGTTATATGAGAGTATGAATTGGGACGAACCAACAGACGCTAGTAAAACAATAGAAAGATTTTTTTGATTTTGAGAAAACAAACTAATATATATGTATATATGGTTATAAATATTAACAGGAGATGTTATGATAAGTAAACAAAAACTGGTCCGTTTTATTAATAAATATTATTTAAACGGTACAGTAGGTTCTGCTGTATTCAACAGTAAAACAAACAGTCAACAACTAAGTACACGATTTGTATCTGGAGATAAGAGTCTTCTTGGTGAAGTTCATATGGACAAATGGGGATATGAAGATGCTGATATAGGTGTGTATGATACTGAACAATTATTAAAATTGTTATCAGTATTAGATGATAATATTGAATTTTCAATAAACAAAACAGGTGATACTGCATTCTCAATAGGTTTGAATGATGCATTCTCTACAATCACTTATATGTTAAGTGATACATCTATTATCAATGAACCACCACAGATGAAGATGATTCCAGAGTTTGAATTATCATTAAATGTTACACCACAATTTATTAGTAAATTTATTTCTGGTAAATCAGCGTTGAGTGAAACTGATACATTTACAGTAATTACAGATGAAGCAAGTAGTAAAACTAAATTAGTTATTGGTTATTCTGCTGTGAATACAAACAGAGTCACGATTCCAGTTACTTCATCTGAATTTTCAAATATTGATAATATTTCATTCAATGCAAACTTATTTAAAGAAGTATTGATTGCAAATAAAGATTGTGAAAGTGCAGTGTTACAAGTATCAAGTGAAGGCTTGGCTAAGATTAGTTTTAAGATAGATGACTTCACATCTACATATTATTTAGTAGCAGTGAGTGAAGTAGACTAATGTCAAATACTTTATGGACAGAAAAGTATAGACCGTCAGGTGTAGATACATATTTAGGTAATGAACACTTACTTGAAAAAGTGTCAATGTATCTTGAGAGTGGTGACTTACCACATCTTTTACTATATGGTAAAGCAGGTACAGGTAAAACCACTCTCGCTAAGATTCTCGTAAAAAATATTGAATGTGATTATCTATACATAAATGCTTCAGATGAAAATAATGTAGATACTGTCAGAACTAAAGTAAAACAATTTGCTTCAACTATTGGTTTTAAAGATTTTAAAATAATCATCTTAGATGAGTGTGATTACATTACACCAAACGCACAAGCAGCTCTTCGTAATCTAATGGAAACGTTCTCAAAACATTGTCGATTTATATTGACTTGTAATTATGTTGAAAGAATTATTGACCCAATACAATCAAGATGTCAATCATTTCAGATAATTCCACCATCTAAAGTTCAAGTGGCTAAACATCTTCATAATATTTTAGTGAAAGAAAACATAATAGGTTCACCAGAAGATATTAAAGTTTTGGTTGAAAGTACGTATCCTGATATTCGTAGAGTTATCAATTCAGCTCAACGAAATGTGGTCAAGGGTAGACTTAAATTAGATACATCAAGTATTATACAGAATGATTATAAATTAAAATTATTAAAGATTTTAGAAACACAAAATAAAAAGAATGCATTCAAAGAAATACGACAGTTATTAGCAGATAATAAGATTACAGACTTTGCTGATTTGTTTAGATTATTATATGATGAAGTTGATGAGTGGGGTAAAGGTCACGTTGCGGAATGTATCTTGATTATAGCAAGATATGAATTATCAGATAGTCAAGTTGTTGATAAAGAAATCAACGCGATGGCAATGTTAATAGAATTATTAGGAGTTATTAAATGAGTATGCATCCGAAAGGTCAAATCAGAAAACAAAAGCAACAAGTACAAGTTGATTTAAAACAAGCAGATACTATTAAATGTAGTGATTGTGGTAACTATTTATTTATAACGTCATTCATCTTAAAAAGATTATCAGCCTTAGTATCACCAAATGGACAAGAAGCCTTGATACCAGTTCAAGTATACTCGTGTGGTAATTGTGGTAAAGTTGCTGATGGAATGTTGGAAGGTAGTGGAGTAGAAGAAGAAAGTAGTTTTCCACGTTTAGACATATGAGAGAACGAATAATTCTTTGGTTCTTCCATAACATTGGATTACGTTTATTTGGTATGTGGTATGGTAGACATCTTATAAAAATAAGAAACAAAGGTGAATTTGGTAGACAACATCACCATGGATAAAAAATATTCAGAAGCAGGAAAGGGAGACTCAAGTCGAGTTTCTAATCTAAAAAAATATGAAGAAAACTGGAAAAAAATCTTTAGTAAAAAAGAAAAGTCTGTTCGACCACATCAAACAGATAACAAACGTTCAAAACCCTAATTATTGGGAAGAGATATCAGACGAAGATAAAAAATCTTGGTCTAATTATATGACTCACAGATTCTTATCTATGAAAATAGAATGGGTTGAGTTAGTAAATGAATTACAAAAGTATAATTTAAAACCAAAAGAATTATACAAATTATACACAAATGTTTTACCAAAAGGTAAACAGTGGTTAAAATACACAAAAGGGAGAAATCAAATGGCACATCCAAATTGGTTAATCAATGTAGTAGCAAATCATAACGAAGTAAGTCAGAAAGAAGCATATGATATGGTTGAAATGTATATGCTTACAGAAGGCGGAATGTTAGAGTTAGGTGAGTTATGTAAAAAATGGGGTGTTGAACCCAAAAAAATAGAGAAAGCTGGTCTTAATGTTTTGGGTAGTATAGGTATGTATCAAGCTGGAAACACAAAATAACGCTTGACTTATATATGAATTTATTCGTATATTCAGTTATGTAAATTAGGAGAAATATATGGCAAAGATTATAAAAGATAGTCCTCGTGTAGAATCAGAGGAGTATGACGTTATAGAAAAGATGGAAGAAGAGTGGCCTGAAATGACCAAAGAGTTTAAGAAGATTCAACGAGAACAATATGAATTATTCTTACATAAGCAACACGATTACGGTCCAGGTAATATTAGTGTTGGAACTCAGTTACAAACACCAGAAGAAATAAAGTTATCACTTACAGGTTTGTGGTTTCGTATGAATGATAAACTACAACGAGTAAAAACTTTGTTAATGACAGGTCGTGACTCTGCAGTTAAAGATGAACCATTAGAAGATGCTTATCTTGATGTTTCAAACTATGGGATTATGGCAACAATCGTTAGTCGTGATAAGTGGGGTAAATGAAAAAAATAAGTTATAGTCAATATAATCAATGGGCTACTTGTCCTTGGAAATGGAAACTAAATTATATTGATAATCTAAGACAGTTTACAGATAGTATTCATACTCTGTTTGGTACTTCTATGCATGAAGTATTACAGACGTATCTTACAGTAATGTATAATGATACTATTAAGATGGCTGATGCTCTTCCTTTAGATGAAATGTTGTTACATAGAATGAAAAAAAACTATACTACTATTATGGAAAAGAATGGTGGTGAAGTATTTTGTGAACAAGAAGATATGCAAGAATTTTATAATCACGGATTACTGATATTAGAATGGTTTAAGAAAAAACGTAATATGTATTTCAGTAAAAAAAGTTATGAGTTAGTAGGTATTGAAGTACCTATTAATTATGATTTACCAAATAAGATAAAATTCATTGGGTATGTAGATGTAATCTTACACGATACAAATAGAAATAGATATAAAATTATAGATATCAAAACATCTACAATGGGTTGGAACAAATATCAAAAGGCTGATAAAAACAAAACAAATCAATTATTATTATACAAACAATTTTACAGTGCTCAACACGATATACCAATAGATACTATTGATGTTGAATATTTTATTGTAAAACGTAAACTATATGAAAAATTAGATTTCCCTCAACGTAGAGTACAGACATTTTCACCTGCAAGTGGTAAACCAAGTATTAATAAATTAATGAATAATTTAAATCAATTTCTTGATGAATCTTTTGTTGACGGAGAATATAACTTAGAACATAATTATATAAAACAACCATCTAAAAAGAACTGCAAGTACTGTGAATTTAATCAAACAGAACATTGTGACGCAGGAGTAAAATAATGACAACTAAATTAAGTCTCAGATTAAAACTAACTGATTTTATTAATACTGAAATGGAATCAGATATTATGGAAAAAATTAATCATAGTCATAATAAGTTACGTATAGCAGTTATGTTACATTTGTGGTTTGATGAAGGTGAAATAAACAATAAAGACTTAAAAGAATTTTTGATGAGATGGGAAGATAAGTTATCGTTTAAAACTGTTGTTAAACAAGGTTCTGAAATTAAATCAAATGATTTCATATGGTTCGATATAATACCATCAGGAGCATCTTATAATCCTAATAAAAGATTTCAATTTACATATAGTAATAAAGAACAGATATTACACGGGTTAACTGATTTTTATAATGTTGCTAAATTCACCACATCAGAAAAACCAACGAAGAAACAAAAAAGAAATGACTACGAGGATTAAAGTAGGTATAGTTGGTAGTAGAGTTTATACCAATAAGAAAAGAATAAAAGATTTAATATTTGAAATAAAAGAAAAACACGGTAGTGATGTAGAGATAGTTAGTGGTGGACAAAAAGATGGTGCTGATGGATATGCTAAAAAGTTTGCATTAGAACTTGGAATGAATTATGTAGAATTTCCACCATCACATTATAGTTGGAATATGCATTGTAAACTACCAGCTACAAAATATAATAAACCATATTATGTTTCAAATTACTTCAAAAGAAATAAACAGATTGCAGAGTATAGTGATATAGTTATAGCTTTTATCCCAGATGGAGTTGAATCAAGAGGTACAATGAGTACAATAAAATATGCAATTAAGGAAAAAAAATTAACTAAAATATTGAGTTAATATATATTTATATATGTATATATTAAGAGGTTTTTATGGATTACAAATTAACGTCAGTTAAAATACTGAGAGAGTTATATAAAAAATTTAAATTAAATACATTAGACGATGAATTTACTTTACAAAAATTAGTAAATCGTTCAATGGATTTATATTTAATGGACAGTAAGTTTAAAAAAAGTATAAATGAACATCACAATTTAAAACCAAGCGGGAGTAGATTATGAATTTAAGAGATGATTTATTAGAAGCTAGTAAAAAAAACTTTGAAGCACAGATAGAAAAACATAGAATCAATATTGAAAATATGTTAAATAATTCTGTTGGAGTAGGAGAACATCCTGATTTAATGGAGACTATTGAGGGTGAGTTGGAAAAGATGTCAGGTTTTCACGACAAGTTAGAAATGTTAGATTATTTTGATATATCTTTAAATGATAAAAAAATACTAAACGATTAGAGGTTATATGGCTAAAAAGAAGATTCTACTATTATCAGATGATTTAAGAATGACATCTGGTATAGGTACAATGTCTAAAGAATTTGTCCTAGGTACTATGGATGCTTTTGATTGGGCTCAAGTAGGTGGAGCTATCAAACATCCAGAAGAAGGTAAAGTCGTTAATATGGATGAATCAGTTAGAACAGAGACAGGTGTTGAAGATGCTAAATTAACAATATATCCTGTAAACGGATACGGTAACTCAGAATTACTTAGAAGTGTTATTAATATTGAAAAACCAGATGCAATACTACACTATACAGACCCAAGATTTTGGGGTTGGTTGTATGAAATGGAACACGAGATACGACAGGAGATGCCTATTTT